GACTCGATAGCAATCTCGGTTGCTGTCCTAACTGGCCCTGCTGGATCGCGCAAGTCGTTAAACATGGCAATCTTGATAGCATTTTGCAGCTCTACTATCTCAAATTGAGCCAATGACAGGCTAGATGCCGTGTCTAAACGCTGTATAGACGGATTATTGGTGTTGTTAGAACCAACTGGAATAACAATTCCTGGTGCTATAACCATATTGTAGGGATTAGTGACCCCATCGTCGGTTGCAGTGTACATTCCTGCTAGGTCAATAGCGGCCTTCTGCAATACGAACTCTTTAGCCTTGTTTAGTGACTTAACATCGGGCAGTGTTTGCATCGCTGGCCCTCTACCGCGTACCTCACCGGAGACTTTTGTGTAACGTCCAGTCACCCAAGGGGATGAATTACCAAAATCTTCTACCCATGACAGCCTTTCTTCTTGTTTAACCCATAGACAACCGTAGTATTTCTTGTCTTTAGGGTCATACACCACGCCTTCAGACACTTCTACCTCGGTATCAGGCTTGTTATCGATCATGTTTTGGACGTTGGTAGATGGTTGGAAGCCTTTCCACATCCTTTCAAGCAATCTAGCCTTGACCTTGAACCGTCTCCAGTGGGTTTCGATGGTACCGTTTGGCCCTTCTTCAAAGGCTATACCCTTCTGAGGGATACAGTTAAAGACGATAGGCATGGAATCGTCTTCTGTTTCATCAATCTTGAGCGTAGCAGTGCCGATTAACAGGTCTAGTGCGGCCTCATAAAACTGAGTACCGAAGTTAGACCGATTGATATAGTCAAAAACTATCTCTGCCTGCTTCTCTAGGTTCTCTCTGATCTGCTTCTCGGTAACGTTGAAGTCTCCGGTCTCCAGCAGATTGAGTATTTCGTTCGACGGGTTGAACGTAGCCCATCTAGCCCAGATTGGAGCAATGTTTTCTTGGAGTTTACTAGCCCCCTGCTGGATAGCAGTCAATGACGTAGAGTCAAATATGCGATCCATCTTCTTTTGGCCCTTGTCTTGGATCTCAAACAAGTTCCTTTGTGGTAAAAAATACTCGTAAACGTCCGTCAGTTGATCGTGCCACATGGCCTCAGAATCAAACGCCCTACTCTCTCGGCTCTTTAGGTCTTGGAGTGAACCAAGATGCGGGGGAAGTTTCATTATCTTGTGCCCATTGTTGAAGTCATGAGTCCAGCACGAGCAGCAGCAGCGGCTCCACGTCTACCAGCACCAGCTAAACCGCCTAACATTGAGCGTCCAGCAGATCCAGCAGCGCCTCTAGCACCACGAGCACCAGTAGCAGCCTCGGCCCTAGTACGGGGAGCACCACCAAGCAATGAGCCTGAGCCTAACTTGCCTCTAGCCAATGCTTTGAAGCGTTGTTCCTGTTCTGCTATCTCCTCATCGAGTGCGCGTTGTTGTCTTTCTGTTACCGCTAACTCTTGAGCCGTTGGTTTGGGTGCCTTTGGTTTCTTCACTTTGTTTTCTCCAGATATTTGTATAACTGAAACGGTGTCCAGATGAATGGTCGGTTAATGCCTAGGATCTGTTTTGCATGTCCTACGCATGTATTGAGCATGAATAGCGATTGCCTTGTGGTCTTACGATCGATTTTAACAATGATAACCTCCTCGATTTTATCCATTTGTCGATCGATAGTAAACAAGTCCACATAGTGTACGGTCTTGGCGTATATGATCCATCGGCCTCTATCTGCTATGGCGATATAGCAATGCTTGATGAATGGGTGCAGGAATCTTGACCACCAGTGGCCGGAGTCATTCGTGAATACGACATAAGCGTCAGAAGACACTGAACCGAACCTCTGCCTGTCTTGGTTGTGGTCTATGTCCTGAGACCATAGATTCTTGCCAGCCTAATGCTAAAGTCTGTAATGCATCGGCACCATGTGAGGCCCAATCGTGAACAGGTGTGTCTTTGAAGACATTGCGCTTCTCATCGAACTCGCGATGATAGGATGCGATACAGTTGAAGCCGTGCTCCGTCTTGTCTTCATCAAACCAGAATCTAGGGAACATCCGACGGATGGCTTGGATGCCTTCAGCCTTAGTCCTTGGCCTCTGTACTGTCCTGAAGCTAATGCCCATCTCTCGTGCTACTTCCTTTCTGCTACGGCCAGATGTGAGTTCCCTGACTTCGATATCATGTGGTGCTAGATGCTGTCCGAGCATGACGTTATTGGTAGAGGCGTATTGATTGAGCCATTGAATGTAGTGCTCCATGCCTTTACCGTTGTTCTCATAGTATCCGATCAACCGGATCTCTTTGCCTATAGCTTGGAATAGCCAGATGCTCATAGAGTCGCTTATGCCTAGATCCCATGCGGTATGAACCATCAATGAGGGCTCAATCGGTAGCCTTGTGACCCGTCCTTGATCCTTGGCCGTTGCTATCTGATCGGCAAAGTATGCCCCTGCTATTTGTGCCTCAAATGACCCGTAGAATTCTTGCTGGATCAGCGCCTCTTCCATCCCTTCGAGTCGTTCCTGTTCGATGATATCGGGTGATATGACAGGTGATCCGTCCGCTCGCTTGGTGTCCTTGACCGTTAGATTCTGGCAGAACCACTCGTTTGATGACTTGGCCATTTGGTACAGTGAGTGCCCGTGATTCTTGCCTCGTGGAGTGTAAATAAAGACAGCCCATCCACCATTCTCAGCTAATATCGGCCTGATATAGCCCCATGCGTTAGGGTCGCATAGTGACCATTCATCAAACACTACTCCGACCGGATTACTACCGACTAGATTGTTGTAGTTGTCCGAGCCTGTTAGCTGCCAAGTAGACCCATTGACCAACTCGATGACCATCTCCTGAGCACTGGTACGTTTGCGGATCTCTTTAGGAAAGACCTGGTCAAGGATAGGCCGACCCTCGGAGTCAATGCCGCTCCAGATAGCCTTGCGTGCTTGTGTTTGATGGGGGAAAAGGTGCCAATATGTGCCGACACGCTTAAACATCTCTTTGGCTGTAAAGTTTAGGGTAGCACTGCCCTTTCCTGCCCTACGATGCCAGACACAAACGGCCCTTTTAACTCCGCTATCCATAGCCCTAAAGAAGTCTATTTGATGCGGTCTAGGTTCCCAATCATAGGGAATAGAAATGTTAGGCATTCTTGAAGTCTGAGACCGTTATCTGTAGATCACCGCCACCTTCGCCGCTAATCTCTACAGCTTTCACGTCTGGCAAATACTTGCTAATCAACTTCATTTTGATTTCAGCCGCAGCTTTAAGCCTAGTCACTGCTACAGGGTCTAATTCAGACTCCAGCTCAGCGATTTTATTAGAAATCTCAATGACTTGTTGAACAGTGCACTTCTTAGAAAGCATCTCTCTCAATGCTTCCTGTCGTTCTGCTCTAACCTTATGTGCTCTTGTTGCTGCCATGGTGTTTACCCTTACCGAATATCTTATCGTAGTTGGCTTGATAGGCAGCATTTGAGGCCGAATTGTACCGCCTAGCATGGCTACCCTTACCGCCATGATCCCACTCTGGAAAGTGACGATTAACTGTCTCTTTATCTAATTTATTTCGATGGTCTGGCACGTTTCACCCTATGTTTTACGGTATATGCTGTTTGGTTATTAGCTTATTCTAAAACGGTATTAGACAAAGTTTAATATATAAATTATTGTTTGATCCGTGGTATCAAATTATAACTCAATCAGCAAGGAAATACACATGATCAAAGCAAACCTTTACAACGCACCCAAAGCCCAACAGATAGACGGCAAGAAAATGATCTTAGAATTATCAGACGGTCAGCGCTTCAACGTCAAGGGTTCAAGAGAAGCAAACAAACTTTGCAAGGAGTTAAACGCCAAGCCTTGGAATTTCTAAGGCTTCGGGTCTACCAGTTAGGGACTGGTACTGACGAGGCCATCAGGCCGAAACCCAAACAGCAAGGAGTTACACCAATGAGAATCAATAGAAAATTTTTAGAAGCAAAAGTCGCATACCTTAACCAATACCTAGGCCAATCAACTGAGGCATGGACAAAGCAAGCCGACGGAAGATATCGCGCTAATGTCGGCACCTACGTGCTAGACCATAACTCAATCTATGGCGGTTATTGTCTCAACCGCATTTGCACCGAAGGCGGCGGCCAGTCGCATGCTATCAGTTCTAAGCGCGTTCCCGCTTCACAAATGGCTGATCTTATCTCAGCATTCCTCGAAGGCATGCTTTTGGAGAATGAAAGGCTAGATCGAGAATACGCAGAAATCGCAGACCGTCTGACAGCTTAAACCAATCAATCCGAGGGGATTATATCATGCCAACACTTTTTACACTTTGCGACTTTGAGACGTACACTTACCGCGTCCCAGCCTTTGCCATAGCGCCGCTACGGTACACCGACTATACAGGCGTACAGGACGACGAGGAGGCATTCGTTGACAACCTGAAAGAATGGCTTAATGAAACACACGGGGAAGGCACCGAATGGCATATAGGCCACATATCAGAGCCTTATCATGGCCGCTCTGACTTCGAGGGCATAGTAGGCCAAATATGCAACGTAGACATTGAGGTAATAATATGAACCGACTGACCAAAATATGTATTGCCGTGGCATTTGTCGCGGCCTTGCTCTGGATCTCAAGCGAGGACTACAACCACGAAGTAGAAACGTTCAACCAATACGTCGAGAACGTGTGCGCTGGATATCATCCAGACTATGACAACGTTCAACCAAAATGTGAGGGCAAATAATGAGCAAGACGGAGTTATACGAATTTATATGCGAAATTAGCTGTAGAGTAGCCGACGATGACGATTATGAGGATGATTTGCTGCCACAGTTTGAGGAATTATTAGCATTTATCGAAGGGGGTATTGTATGAGACCAAGCCGAAACGAGATACTCCAAGCATGGCTAACGCTGGTAAAGATCAAGGAATATTACGACCAAGACCGCCTAGACTCATGGGATCGGCAACAGATATTCGATGTGCTGAGGATACTGGATCAACTACAACAGGAGATGTGCCATGTGGAAAGATAAACTTTTGGTACCTAGATACACAGGCGGGGCGATGATAATTGCCTTCTGTTTGGGCTACATCATAGGCGCAATGCTTATGTGACTACCAAGACGGCTTCTTAGGGTTATCCTTTGGAGCCGTTTCCCTTTCAATCAAGATCTCGATGTAGTGCGCTGCCTTCCTGAGATCTTCAACTCCACCCTTATCACGCCATCGACTAATGTACTTGACGACCGCATGTTCACAGATGCCCAAGTCGTTTGCTAGTGCGTACTCAAGTGGCTGAATCATCATGGTTTTGTAATGGTTGCCTGCCACTTGCCGATCAAGTGCTGTCATATCAACTCCTGAATGTTTGCCTTCAATCTTCCCTGTTCCCCGTACAATTTGTGGAGGATTACGCAAGTCATACTTCGAGAACTGGCATAGCCTGCCCCACTGTGCCAAGCATCGGCGGGTGCTAGGATG